GCGCACCTGCTCGCGTTCTGAAACCCAGATCGCGTCGGCTGCCTCTTCATCTGCACGCCGTTGCTTTGCCTTGCCGAGTAGGACGGCACCAATCAGGAATGGTGCGGCTAGCAGTCCGAAACCTGTCGCGGCGAGTGCACCGGCAAGAATGCCTCCGCCTGCAAGTCCTACGGCAGTCCCGAAGGCTGCGCCCAAGCCGCCAATTGCGCCGCCTATACCACCGAGGATACGCCCGCCCGTTGAGCGCCCGCCTAAACCAACACCAAGCAACCCACCAATCAATCCGCCGCCAACCAATCCGCCAATTCCGCCAATTGAAGCAAACGCGCCGCCACCGCCTGACGCTGCAATGACGCCTGGACCGGCAGCACTGGCACCGGTCGGCAAGCCCGCAAATACACCAGTATTGGCCGAAATTGAAGGTGCAATCGAAACACCACCACCTCCGCCAAAACCGCTAAATAGACCGCCAAGCAAACCACCGCCGCCGCCAAAGAGCCCGCCGCCTCCGCCAAAACCGCCAAAATTGGCACCCAATCCGCCTAGCAATCCACCTTTGCCAATGCCCTGACCTGTTGCGCCACCTTTGCCAAACAACAACATCTCGATGATGCCGGTTGAGAGCTCTGCCGCCATTTGCGAGAAGAAATTGCGAATCGCCCCCAGTGTCGCGTCAAGAAACGCCTTTGGACCACGCAGGAATCCTTCGCGGAACGTTGCCTCGAACGTTGCGACAATGTTCTGCCTGAACTGTATGGCCAGTTCGCGGGTTTCCTCAAATAACTGTTTAACGTTTTCGCGTGCCGCCGCCGTGATTGGTCCCAATGCTTCAGCATATCCCGGCTGCGGCTGGCCTGGAATCCCCGCACCGCCAACGCCGATTGGAACGCCGCCAATATCGGTTGCAAGTTTTGCACCACGCCCGATGACGGCATCAATTCCCTCCAGGCCTTTCTTTATTGCGGCGAGTCGTTCAGCCTGCACAAGCTCCGCATTACCTAAACGCAAACGCTGCACCTGATATTGGCGTTCTATTTCCGCCGCTTCCTTAGTTGCTGCGAAACCGCGGTTTTTGAGTTCCTGATAAGCGGATTCCAGCCGCATCATTTCGCGATATGCGTCTTTGCGAACGTCCTGCAACTCGAAGACGTCAGCACCGAACAGTTCGCGGTATGTGAGATCAATACCCTCAAGCGCTGTCCTTGCCCCAGCCGGCAGTTCAAATGCCTGTGCTCGCGGTGCTCGAGGTGCTCTCGCTCGCCGGTTGAGCCCCGACATCGCATGGCGTTGCCTTTCCTCGTATTCGGTAATATCGCGTTGCCTCTGAGCCGCACCAAATGCACCCGAGTACCTGTCAATCTGTTCTTGCGTGATGTATGGGCCATAGGCACCAAACGGCACTTGTGGTTCGGGCACTCGCTGCCCGGCCGCACGAGGTGTTGCAATTCCACCGCCTGTTGAGATGTATGTCTGCGCAGTAACGCCAAGAATAAGATAGGGCGCTAACTTGTTTATGGTAGGCTCCAGCGCAACAAACGTGTTGTTGATTTGCCTTGCGAGCCCCTGCATCGCAATGCCGCCAACTGCACCCAGGTTCTCCAGAGCACGTGCAGTGCCGACAAATGCATCACGCAATTCGGCACCTACGCGAATCTTCATAGACTCGATTTGCTTGTTCAGCACGTCGAAGGCGTCGGCACCTTCCTTTGCCTTCTTTACGGTTGCATAGTCCAGAACCGCGCCAAGTTCCTTCAGACGCGGCGTCAAATCCGTATAACCGCTGATGAGCTGTTGCACCTGCTCAACTGTTTTGCGCTGCGCTGCGGCAGTTTTTTCGATGTCTTGCGCAAGTTCAGCACCTTCCTGCCCAAAAGCAACGATCGCCTTTGTCGCACCTAGTGCGGCAACGCCCGCCAAGGTAAACCCTGCGGTAACGCCGGCTAGTCCAACCGTCAGCGCACTAACACTGGAAACAACCGCAGGCGGAATGCCCGGAATCGGCGGAATGCCTGGAATATTGGGAGGTCGTGGAATGCCAGGCACACCCGGAACGTTAGGAAATGACGGAACGCCCGGAACACCTGGAACACCCGGAACACCCGGACGCGGTTTCGGAATCGCCTTATCAACCGCTTGCTCGATATCCTTTTGAAATTCGCGCGTATCAGCGCGAACTTTGATTACAATCGGCATTACGTTCTACCAGTCAGCCGCTTCAACTTCATTTCACGCTCTTTCAACTCACGTTCTTCCTCTGCCTTCTCGCGTTCCTGCTTTTCGATTTCGCGCCCGGCAGCCTGAAGCGCTCTCAGTGCTACCCATTCTTCACTTGTCAATGCATCCGGATAATTAAAAACCGCGCCGACTTCGTGAAGTTCTTTCAAGTCCCATGCGCGGATCATAAGTTGCAGTAAATCGCGCGGCAGTTCGTCTTCGTCTTCGAGGATCGCTTCGCCCTGTTCTATTCGTTCATTGCGACTGGATTCGCTTTTGAACCCTTCGAACAAGGCAACACTCAGTCCTTTAGGTCGGCTCCCCAGTGCTCGGCAAACGCCCGCACGATCACACGCTTGTGAATCGGATCCACGGCGCGCAGGAATTCCTCACGCGTCGATGCATTGAATTCGGCGCCCGCAATCGTCGCGCCTTCAATCCTCGTTACAAGCGCATCATAAAACGCCGTACTCGCGCCTAGATTCGCGTGCGTAATAAAGCGCGGCTGCTTCGTTCCCCGCACCTGCACTATTCGCTGTATGCCGCGCCTGTAAGCCGTCCACTCACCTTCAGTCGGGCGCCGCAGCACATGCATGACCTCGGCGTAGGGCTCTGACGCATCGCCGAGCGACAGCCTGACTTTGACCTCAGTCGCGCCCATAAGCGGAAAGCCGTGCCCATTCGTTGATGCCTTCTCAACCATTGCGCTGCAGGTATAAAGCGCGCCCACGGCCTTTATTTTGTGTTCCGAGGGCATCACAGCGCGAAGTTCATCTGTCAGCGCAGTCCAGTCACTTGAGCCGGCGCCCGTGTCATATCCTTTGACGTGCGTCGCGCAGGCATCCCAGAGCCCGACATTGGCCGCATCATCGTCATAAATCGTCTCGGTCTGGTTATCGTCAAGCGAGACTTCCTCGTGACGGATTCGGTTGTCACGTTCGACAAGCTGCGCCTTCGTCGGCCGCGTGAACCGATGCGAGACTTCAACGCCGGCAACCTCGAGCGAGATTTCAACTGTTTGTTCTTCGAGCTGATACATAAGCCTTCTTACCTGAAATCGGTGGTTGTGGAATTGATGACAAAGGCGCGCGGAAGATCGGCCGGCGTTGATTGCACAACAGCCTCGATTGCGACGCCATATGCCGCATTGCCTTCATTGTCCGTCGGCGCTGCTGTCCTGAAATAGAACTTCGGCACCTGAATGCCAATCTGATTCTCCTGCGGACCGGCCCCAATCACGGGCCCGTTAACAGCAATTACGAGGTTCGTGCATTGCTCGTTCTCGAGCACAAGATCGTATTCAGGATTGGTCGTTTGAAGCAGGAAGGTAAAACCAATGTCAAGCGATTGTTCCTGGCGCTGCACGCGCGTAATGACGTTTGCCGTGCCGTTCGGAGGCGTCACGGGCATTGTCAGCTCAGGGTCAGACGGGCAGCGATCGCCTACAAGCAGGTTGTTATTCAGCGATACGGCAAGATCAACGAAATTGCAGCCCGCGGCGCCCAGATCAACAACCGTTGATGACGGGTTTGTATACCGCACAATAATGCCTGACTTCGGGCAGCCCGTAGCGGCGGAATATGCAGGCAGCCCGGTTATGCCGTGCGGCTTGACGTGATTGCCCGTACCAACGAACGAACAGGTCAGCGTCGCACGTTCGCGCCTTGTCTTGCCAAGTGACGCCGTAGCCGCAACCATTCCTGTTTCGAGCACATCAGACGGCCCGTTTTCAACGATCATTGACGTTCCGGGCAACTGCGATCCCTCGTCCTCACCCTGCAGCGGTGCAACGTGCTGAAAGCCTGTGCCGGCGGCCGTCGTTGTCACCGTCCCGCCAAAGGCGCGCAGCCACAACCTGCCGTATATATCGAAAAGCGCCTGCTGCGTACTCAGGTCAATTCCTGGCTGCGTCCAGTAATCGTTGCAGAGATGCGTGGCGAAGTGCGTACCTGTGCCGATATATCCAGCGTCAGACGTCTTATCAATCGTCGGCAGCAGGTAGAAAGGGTTAGCCGATACAAGCGCTTCGAATTCCGCACCCGTATCCGGCGGTGTATTGTACGGATCTTCGGGCAGTTTGCTTGCCCAAAGTTTGGTATTGCGAGTGCGGAAAGCCATGTTGGATTCTCCTTTAGCAAATGTAGAGAACAAGTTCCCCGGCGGCGAAATGAATAAGCTCTGCGCCGCTATTGAACATTTGAATAAGCTGAAACTGCACCTGCGAGTGCGCCGGCAGCGATGGATCGTTCAACCCAAACTGCGTGATGATCGCGTCAATCTCGGCATTGAACCTGTCATAGGAATTGTCATCATCGGTGCCGATATAGTGATAATGCGAGCCGAGGATCTGATAGCGCGGTTCAACTGACACGTGATTGGACATCTCCTCAGTTGCCGGACTTGCCACGCGCTTTATCATCCAGCCGTGAATGCGGTTAGCATCGTCAGGCGAGCGCATGATCGCGTTCCAGTCCGTCGCGCCGTTCTGACCGAGCATGTCGCGCCGCCACACCACAGCCAGTGGCGCAGCAATCTTGATCTGCGCTGCTATTGCTTCTCCTATTTCGCGTTCGCTTTGCATCTAGGCTGCTATGTCCAGTCGATCGACCCGCGTATAGCTCTCGATGACATCCGAGCGCTGAAGCGCCGCCAGAACTTCATTGATTGACGGAAAGACAAACGGGCGCGCGCGCATCCGCCTTGTGCCCAGCTCGAGGAAAGTTTCGTAACCAGTATTGATGACGAGATCAGCTTCAGTCTTCGATGGTGTTGAATAGCCTCTAAAAACTTCCTGAAGCAGCCTGCCGCTTCTGATTGCCGGCGCCTGACCTGGCGCACTGGCGCGATAATCGCGGCCTTTTGGGTTCTTATAAACTCGCCCGCTTTTTGGCTCTCTAAAGCTGCGAATCATCTGCGCCTGAATGTCGCGCGCGACGTGTTGCACAAGCGCCTCGAGCTGCGCCTCCTCTAGCGGACCAATAACAACTTCGATCTTTTCGACAACGACAAGCGAAGCCACATCGGTAAACTTGCGACCGCCCAGCGGCGTGAATCCTGGTATCAGTGCCATTGATCTATTGCCTCACAGCGCAGGTGATAGACATGACCCGGCTTCATTGCGTTTTCGACCTGCACGACCCTGTAATGCTGCGCCTCGCCTGTCATTGTCGATTCGATACGTACAGTCGCGATCTTCAATAGCTGCTCCCAGGTGACATCGGATGACGTGATCTCAACGCGCCACTGCTCGACGGTGCCTGATTCGATCGTGGGGATGCGTCGCGCTGTCCAGTCCGTATCGAGAATTGCCATGAGCTGCTCGCCTTCACCTGGCGTGACAGAGAAAAGCTCTAAGGTCGCGTCTTCGCCAAACAAGACAATGCGTTCGCGATTGACTAAGTTCGGATAAAGAAAATTGGCGAGTGCGAGATTGAAGCTGCCTTCAGGAAGTGCAGGCGGAATGGGCACAACTGATTCGGCGCCGCCCATTGAGCCTGAAAGTTCTACGCCTGCAAGAGTGTTGGCTGCAAGTGACATTCACGTTTTATTCAATACACTGCCCACTTGTCGTTCAGGTAATCGCGCACCTGATCGCGTTCCGTTGACGAAAGGGCTCGTTTGTAGATGACCATTTCGGCAATATCGCCCGTAAGAAAGAATCCACCCATCTCACCAATGCGCATGGGTCGCGTAGCCGCCAACGTAATCGGCGCACCGACAAAACCGGCTGATGACAACACAACATTGTCAACGCATATCTCGCCCGCATTGCCGTTACGAAAAAGCTCGACCACATGAAAGGCATCATCCCAGCCAGCAGGCTGAGCCACAGTCATGCGCCCGCTCGTCTGGTCTGCCCCACAATCAAAATAAAGAGCGTCAGCGTATGTCAGATGACAAGAAAGCCGCTCCGTTTCGAAGTCGACCGCCCCCCAGCCAAACGTAGAATTATTTGCCGCCGTGCCGGTTTGCTTTTGGACAATGAATATTGTCGTGTGATTACCAGTGCTTGACACAAATGTGTTTAGTACTGCAACGTCTGGTGTAAGATTCAGTTGATTACCTCCACCAAATCGCAGCACCGGCAGGCCATTCTGAACGTTCGTCATGAAGTATGGCCGTGGTGCGCCAGTGTTGGAGAAGATGAACGCATTGGAAGATTCATCTATCCACGTATCGACCTGCGTACCGTTTGCCTGCGCAAGCGAATCAGCACGCAGCCACAAGCCAAGACCGCTAAGGTGCGAAGGGTCAAACGTACCGCCGACAAAGTTCGCTACACTGGTGGGGGCAATGTCGGGTAAGTGCCTGCCTGTAGCATTGGAATAAAACCCATCCACGTCTTCATAGGCAATCGTTAGAACGTCGCCACCAAGCGCAGGAGCACCTAAGGTGAAATGCACATGCGTTTTGTCCGTCTGCCGAACGGCGCTTGATATTGTTGCGGGACTGCCATTAATAGTGATCGTAAAGCCACTGGTATAGTTAACGGATTTAACTTCATCGTTAAATACGGCATCAACAATATCATCGCCAACACCCCCGATGGATGCTGAAGCGAAAGTAAGACTGCCGCCGCCGGAAATATCGGCACCCACTTCGGAAGCCAACATATTCGCGCCGCCATTCTTCGTGAATGTGTGATCGTTTCCTACACCGGCAGCAATACTCACAAACTGTAGATCGCCGATCAGTTCATTGCTTGCATCAATCAGATCGTAAACAGTCTGTGTCCACGCACCACCATCACCATTACTGTGCTCAATATCCAGCATACCTATACGCGTGTAATGAGTGCCGGAGCCGGTTTTTATAATGGCGGTTTGGCAGCCACAACTTAGAAGAAGATCGCAAAAGCTGGCATGATGAGTGAAGGGAAAATCAAAGCCATACTTGCAAGCCCAGCTTTCAGCAAACACACAGCGTGTAAGCTCACCAAACTTGATGCCTGTGTAATGGCCGAATACTTGAACTCCTTCGATATACACGTAATCGCCAGTGTTATTACCTGGCACTTTCACGCCGTAGGAATTGCTGTGAGTAGGTTCGGCAATTAACGGGAGGCCAGCCGTGCCTGTGTAGTTAAACGAGCCTGTGTACACAAGAACGTGCTCAAAGCGATTTGAAACGCTTTTTTCAAAATTAAGGCATGTAAACGTCGGGTTGGGCGGCACTTCAAAAATGAGATCACGGAGATTTACTCGTGTGTTGTTGTAAAGGCCGGTGATCGGCGGAGCCATTACAGCCGCGCCAGCAGGCGGAACACTGGCAATCATTGCCGCTGTGCCTGATGCGCCCGTGAGTGTGCTTTTCAAGACAGTATAAGCAAGCGGCGTAGCGAGGCCAGAATTTGAATAGAACTGAGTCGGCGGTGTTAACGCTCCAATAACATTGATAGTTGCGGGGTTCTCTGTGTTATCGCGTTTTGGGATTACAATTTGCGCATTCGCGGCGCTCGTATCCTGCAGCGCACCGCCGATGATGTACTCACCAGCTGGTATATAAATGGTGCCACCGCCTGCAGCCGATACGGTGCTGAGGAGAGATTGAAACGCCGCAGTATCATCGGTTACACCGTCACCAACCATTCCATTGTCTTTGGCATCCCACCATCCTGCCGGGAGTCCACCGCCTCCACTGCCCGCCTCGAGCGCATCGACGCGCGTATCAAGTGCAGCATCGGCGGACTGGAGCGCCGTGATGTTTGTTTCAGCCGTATCGAGACGCGCATCTGTCGCAGTGTCCACAGACTGAAGTGACGTAATCGAGCCTTCAGCCGCATCGAGCCGAGCATCGAGTGAAATGTCAGTGCCCTGAAGAACGGTGACCGTGGATTCAAGTGAATCAAGCCGAGTATCGGCGGCAGTATTAGCGGTAACGAGAGATGCAAGCTGCGCCTCGAGTTCCACGATGAAGTCTTCATCCAGCCCAGCAATCATCACATACTGCTTGTCAGGAATGTTCTTGTCTGTCGCGGTTGTGCCCTGCTGCGCTCTTGCAAACGTAATGTTATTGCCGACCGGCGCAACCGTAACGCGCAGGATCTCACGATCAGGATCGAGTGATGGCGTGGCGTAATCCGTTGCATTCCAGCAGGTCAGGTTGAACGGCACGGATGGCAGGCGCGATGCATCGCCAGGAAAGAGCGTTGCGGTGGTTGCGGCGGCATCGAAGCCGATTGCAACTCTCACCCATACAAAGTTTTTGAAATTATCAAAAGCCATAAAAGCAAAATGACCACGAACGGGTTGGGGCCGATCCTCCCGTCCGTGGTCGTTTCAAGTCAGGAGAAGGAGGGAGGTAAAAATCCCTTGTCACAATGCGAAAGCTGCAATCACGGTTTCTTTTCCACTTTCGGCGCCGGCGACACGCACGGCTGCGGAAGGCACGAACATTCGCACTTGCAACCGCCTCGTGATGGCAATTGAAACGCGCTCAGCTTCTGACACGCCTGCATCAATCCAAGCGAAAAGCAGAAGAGCATTGCCGCGAAATACAGCCGCCATTTCATCAAGTGTCACGATTGAACCATTGCCATAACAGAGCTGCTAAGAGCAGCGAAATGCATATGCATCCGATGCCGATGAGCAGGTTTTGCATCAGCCTTGCGGCGGTGGCGGCACGTCCGGCCAGTTTTCCCAGCCTTCGGCCACATAATCGCTATCAGCGTAGAAGCGCGGATGACCTGGAGCATTCGGCACGTGATAAATAATCACGTTCGGCTGCGGATAGTAGGGCACCTGAAGCTGCGGCTCTACGACGTTCTCCGCATCGCGCTTGTTCCAGAGATATTCAATGCCCTGCATAATGCAATCGAGTTTTCTATGCAGTAGCTCGCGATCCTCACTCGGTGAGAGTTCCGCAAGCACTTCCTTGTATGTCGGCTTATCTGCCATAAACACCTCACGCAACCGCGACGCCGATTCGCCTTCGATACCAGCGCGCGCGTTCCTCACAATTTGCCTTCACCTGCTGGGCGCTAAGCCCGCGGCCATTGACGCTCACGTCGTGATGATCTGCGGCTTTCGCCGTCTTCACGTCCCAGGCATCAGCCGTTGCTTTCATTGCGCCATCGCTCGTGTATGTGCCGTCTTCTTCCGAATAGGGCAAAAGGCACGCGGCCACTTCACTCGCCGATAGCACCGGATGCTTGGCGCTCTGTGCGTGCATCTCAACGAATGCTGTGGCCTCGTTACCGCTCATCGTCTCTTTGGCGCCTTTACTGCTTTGGTTTCAGGAGGCGCTGCGATCGCTTTTGCTTCACTCTCGTCAAACCGGTAGCTCTCGAGCTCCGCCTTTTCGATCTCGCATCCCTTGCCGACCAAAAGACGGCGAGCGTCGGGATGTCGCTCCGGCACTCGCCTTCCATCAGCAGTAACAAACCAGCTTTGCTCAGCAACCACTTTCATTTACGGAGTCACGACATCAGCATTCACGAATGCGCTTGGCCTTCGAATAGCCAATGCAAGCCTTGCCTCGCAGACGATCGTCTGGAGGTTCTTGATGATGTCGTCGTCCTTGAGGCCCACGATGAAGGTCACACCCCAGCGCTCGAAGATCGTCCCGAACGTGAAATCACCCACGAGGGCAAAGCCTGCTGTCATAGCTGAGGACGGCACGACAGGCACGCCAAACACGCGCGACACGCCCGCATCCGCCGGTGAGCCGAAATACCAGACGCCGTTGGAATTTGACATCCGCACTGACTGCCAGTTGGCCGGGTTCATCACGATGCCGGTCGGATAACCAGCACCGCTCGATACGACCTGCGTGATGGCAAGCGAGATGGTATTGAGCGCGTCGGTCGTGAACGCCTGAGTGCCAATGCCAGGAGTATTGAGCACGCCGAGGATTTCCGGCGTCGTGCCTGTTCCCGTGAGCAGCTTCTCGTCGATCTTGAGAAGCAGCAGCCTTCTGAGATCATCCTCGAGTACGGCACGCAGTGACGGCACATCATCGAGCGCCTGAAGCGTGACAGCCGTCCACTCGGCAATGGTTTCGATCGGCGCATCAACGGGCGTCCAGCGCGGCTGTACTTCAGGCTTGAGCGCGCCTTCTGCGATGAATGCTGGTGCGCCGGTGATCGGCATAGTTGCGCGGAAGAACCGCACCGAACTCGTTCCGCTTACTGGCACAACCCTGAAGAGGTCATAGACCGTTGGCATAGCGCCGTAGTGCGGCGGTGCGGTTGGGTCCGTGGTGCGCGGTCCGAAGTGCGAAGACATGATCGGATCGCCTGCAGCCTTGACTGTGCCGGGTACTTCGATTCGGTATGTGATGCCGTGGAAGTGACCGGCCTTAACTCGCGCCTGGTAATCCTTCGACTCGAGGAAATTCTGAAACACGCTTGGCGCTGGCTGCGCTCCAATCCAGCGTTTGAACAAGTCCGACTCAAATGCCTTGCGATCAAAGCTGATGGTGCCGGTCTTGGACGCGGTGCCATTGCCGTTGCCGTTGCCGTTTGCGAACGGAACGGTGTTGACGACTTTGGCGTCCTCTTCGGCCTTTTGCTTCTCGGCATCAATTGCGCTTTTTGCTTCCGCTGCAGCCGCCTCGAGCTGCTTGGCTGCGCTGTATTGCTTTTCGATCGTTGAGAGATCGATGTGCATCTTCTGCGCCTTCTCGATGTCTTCAGCCGTTGGCTTATCGACAGTCGTTGCAGTTACGAATTGCTCGCGCAGCGATGCGAGTTGAGTTGCAAGTTCAGATGCGTAGGGCATCGTTTGTCCTCCTGGATTCCTCGCTGCTCGCGAGTCTGAGTAGTTGAATGCGGCGCATCTCAATGCGTCGCGCTTCGAGGTCTGCATCAATTTCGACTGCCTTCACACTCGCAATGTGCGCAAGCGGATTGGCAGGCACAGTCACGATCGACACTTCGTAGAGATCCAGCTCTTTCAGTTGGCGCACACCAGCCTTCGTGTCGTATTCGTCATCCACGACGTTGAAGCCGATCGACATTGCGACCTGCTTGCCGCGCTCGAGCCGTTCGCGCATCACCTTCCTGACGAGCTGCGCTGAAGGCGTTGAATGAAACTCACCCGCTACGCGCAAACCTTCAGGTGTCTCGTGAGCGCTCGTGATGGTGCCGATTGGCTCTGTCCAGTCGTGTGCGTTTGCAAGAAAGCCGCGTTTTGGAAAGTCGTCTAGAGTCTTGAGGAAGGCACCTGGCAGGATTACATCGTTCTGGCGGTCTACGTTTGAAAATACTGCGGCCACGCCTTCAAAGCTGCCGCATTCAGTCGGCTCGCCAAGAAGCTTGCACTCACACTGGAACTCGCGCTTTTGCAATTCGTCTTGTCCTGAAAAAGCGAAAGCGCCGCCACCTTGTCCTGGACTCCTCTCCAGGAAAGGTGACGGCGCTCATCTCGTCACATTGCCGAATATGTCGGCTGCCCTAATTTTGAATTACTGCGGTGCTACGTCGCCTTTGTCCGCCTTTTCGTCGCCTTTGTCAATGTCTTTTCGTGACGGATGCCATTTCGTGCGCCGCTCGCACCCCGAACACAGCACCATTACAGGCCGCAGGAATCGGCCATTGGACATCACAATCGGCACTCCGCAGCCGTCGCAATAAATCGTGTCAAGCGTATTTGAATTGCTTTTCATAACTTCAAGCTGCAGGCGGCAGGATCACTTGCGCCGGCGCTTGTCGCGGCACCTGCGGCAGCGGCGTCTCCTCCGGCTTATCGCCCGTGTTCCTGCGATACTGGATAAAACAGCGGCAGCGCGATTGGCACTGGCTCTCGCCAATCGGCGTCACATTCTCGATTCGTTCCCACTCACTTGATGCAAGCTCCGGGCAGTCCTCGCAGTGCTCTGCACGCGGATCGAGAATGCGACGCGCCTCGAGCACGCCTGCTGCCTTCGCCGCGTTTGTCTTTGCCTGCGAGAAGGTGCGGTAAGTTGATTCTGAATACATCGCAGAGCGATTGACGAGCTGCGCGGGCGATACTTGGCCGGCTTGCAACTGCGCCGCCATCCGCACCTCGTATGCTGTCTCAGTGCGTACGCGCGTCTCGGCCAGATTCCACGCCGCAATCGTCATCGCCGCGAAGCCGCCAGTCGCGAGCACTGTGTTAACCGTATGCGATAAGGCAATCTGCTCCTGCATCTTCGCCTGGTAATCACGCGGTGAGAGCGGCCCGAGCTCGCGCGCGCGCTTGGCGACCTGAGCACGTAGAGCTTCAGGCGGTATCGCATAGACCTGCTCGGGCGTGAGCACGTCAGCTTCAGTCACGACGCGATTGATCTGCTGCCAGATCACAAGCGCAATCGCAATCGCCAGCATCTCGATGACGTGCTTCGATTCCGAATCAGCCTGCATACGACGCAAGGCCGCGTCGGAGATGACACGGCCTCGTCGATCGCGATACTGACCAGTTGCAGGATCGTAAGTGAAGTTCATTTCGCCCGCTCGCGACGCTTGCGCTCTTCTTCAGCCTCGCGCTGTTCGCGTTGCCTGCGCTGCTCGTCAGTTTCATTTGGATCACGCTGATTGCGCGGATCGTTTGGGTTGTTTGGATCCTGCTGCGGATCGTTCGGATTCTGCTGTTGTTTTGGATCTGTTGGCATTTCGATATCTCCTCTCTTGCATCACGTTGTTACTTGCAGAGAGGGGCAGGGTGAATCTGCACTCACGAGCAAAGCTATTTCTTTTTCGGCATAGGTTTCTTGAGCTTTGCAGATTTCTTTGGTGGCTTGGTTTTATCCACCGTGCTCGTCTTCTCTGACGGCTTCTTTGCCATTCGCGTCATCACCTCCCTTCAGGTTGTCTTGCCCTTGCGTCTCTGAATTTCCTTCTGTTCTTCGACCCATTCCTCGTGCGCCTTTTTCTTGAGACCTTCCGCGATGCTGTGAAGCTCTGGCCGATCTTCCGCCTTGCGATCATTCCACCACTCGATTGCTTCGGCTTCAGTTTCGGATTCGAAACCCACTGACGTTAGCCCGCATCCACAACTGACATACCAAAGTGGCACATCATCGAGTTGGAACGCAGTAAGACACTCCCCACCACACCGTGGGCAGGGTTTTAGTTGATCGCTCATCTCACCGCCTCGATTGTCCGTATCGATCGATTCCACTTCTCGATTGCGCCGATGCGCGTTGAGCAGGTCACCATATGCCTGCACATCGCACTGGAGCATCGCGCCAGGTACATAATGCCGAGGCGCACGACTTCGACTTGCGCACCGCACTTGCACGGCACTGGCGTTGCTTCGTTCATCTCACCTGCTCCGCGTCGAGTATGCCTTGCGCATCGCATTCCCATAGCACGCGCTGGCGCAGACGCTCGGCGGCGATTTCGCAGTATTCTTCGTCAATGTCAATTCCCACTGCCGTTAATGCCGCATCCTTTGCCGCACGCAATGTTGTTCCGCTTCCCATGAACGGATCAAGAATAGTTTGAGCTTCAGGAAAGAATCCAATGCACCACTTGATAAGCGCGAGAGGCTTCTGTGTTGGATGCTGCGGTTCTTCCAGTTGCAGGAATCGACGATTCAGTAGAAGCCTGCGTAAAGCACCATCCCGCGATGTATAGGCCAACTCACAGTCGGAAGTGCTTAAGTCTTGTCCCTTATCCCACACAAGCCAACCCATCGAAGGCGGGAAAATATGCGGATAGTAATTCGCGCCCCACACCACAGCATCACGCGCCTTCTCAAGACAAAGCATCAACAGCCAGTCCGATGGTGCCGCACTGTCCCATCCCTTGAACGCATAGTTTCGTCCATTGCCCTTCTTGCGCTTTGATGCTGCTGGCTTGTGTCCGTCCTTGCCGATCCCATAGGGCGGATCAGTCAAGAGCAAATCAGCCTGTGGTAAAAACGGCAACACCTCACGGCAATCACCGTGATAGATAGTCGCGTATTCATCCTGGTAATATGGCTTCACTTGATGCTTTCTGCGTCTAGTATCCCTTGCGCATCTTCCGGCCCGAACTTTTCCCACCACCCACGCAGTTCATCATACCGATCAGCAGGCTGCATCGCCTTCTCTTCGATCATCGCAGGCGCACTGGCAGTGACTGGCGCGAGATCATCACCACCCTCACCCTCGAATGCCTTCATTCCCATTGCCACGCGCGCTTCGTTCCGTGTAATCAATCCTGCATTCCACTTCATCACTTCCTTCTCGGCAATCTGCTTTTCATCAGCCTGAAGCGCCCACACATCGCTTGTATCAAACTCCACCCATTCGCCATTCGCATAGGCATACTCCGGCAACAACTGATTCGTGAGCTCCGTTGCAAACAGCTTCATCGTGGGAATCACGAACGTGTTCCACGCAGCCTCGAGCGCTGTCTTGTAGTTCGAGTAGGTTGCGTGCGTGTCGAAGTTGAAACCAAGCACGAGCCCAGGTATTCCCATCACTGCACAAACTCTCTCCTCCGGCACCACGTGCGCTTCTTTCAAGGCCATCTGCTGCGGCGAGAAACCGACGTGCGCCAGCTCCATTGGCGCTGAGAACACCGCAGGCGTTCCGGCATTTGATCCTGTGGTGGATGCCATCAATGCCGCCTTCACCCGCTCCTGGTCAATCGTGTAGACCGAATCGCTGTTCGGCTTCGGCCAGAGGAAATAGGGCGGGATGCCGCCTTTGCCGAGGACATTCTTCGAGTAGTACGTTGCGGCTTCATCGCCCAGCACTTCGTTGAGCAATGCTCTCAATGGCGACAGTCCCACGCGGTGATTTCTTGGATCCAACCCATATCGAAAGTGGATGATGTCGCTGCGCTCAACGCGATACGGCTCGCCGCTGGCCTTGACCTCGTAGTGGGAAATAAACTCGCTGTCATCGAGCGGCCACTTGGGTTCTACGTCGCTTGAATCGAGCAGCCACAGTTCCCTCAACCGTCCCAGCTTGTCGCGTCGCTTGAGGACGTAGACATTGCCGTAAACGAGCCAGTAATACGCAAACGCCTTGAGCATCGTCGCGCCGGAGTAATAGCCATTCGGCATCTCCCAAATGCGCTGCAGCGGATGATTGCGCACTGGCACCCACTGATCCTGCTCGCGCTTGTCTTCCCTCAGCACCCGCACGAGCGGCTCGGCAAACACCGTCCCTGCCCAGTTCACCGCGGCCATAATCAGCGATGACTGCGTGAGATCGAGCGATGCGCCAAGCGGCACGGCATTGAGTTGCGAAGGCCAGTCAGGCCAGAACACCTGCGCGGCAACGAACTCACGCGCTGGCCGTGGATACACGGCAATCGACGAACCGCCATAAGGCGTGAAGTCCTTTGACGGCCCTTTGCGAACGAACGATGTGACGCGCTCAAATAAATTCATATTGCTAATCCTATCTGGCACAGAGTGCGCTTTTCGATCATCTCTGCGTATTGCGGGTTGAGTTCGATGCCGATTGCCTTGCGCCCCATTTCGATTGCTACCTTAAGCGTTGTGCCTGAGCCTGCGAACGGATCAAGCACAGTTCCTGCAGGCGGGCATCCGGCAATGATGCAGCGCTTGACTATTTCGGCAGGCATGACAGCAAAGTGTGCATCGGCGAAACCTTCGCCTTGTATGCGCCATACGTCGCGCCAGTTGGCTAATCCATCGCCCAATGTAGCTGCCTTGCCGGAAGCTAACCCTCGATTTTCCGAATGCTCCCACTTGTTGTTACCGCCATAACGGTAGACCGATGATGACGAAACGGCCGCAATCCACTGAGGCGACATTGCGCATCTTGCATCCTGCCAGTTGTAGAAATACTTTGCATTCTTCGTCAGCAAAAATATGTGTTCGTGTGATCGCGTTGGCCTATCGCGCACGCTTTCCGGCATTGGTGCAGGCTTAGCCCAAATGATGTCGCTTCGCAGATACCAGCCGTCAGCGCGTAAGGCGAATGCAACGAGCCATGGAATCCCAATGAGGTCTTTTGGTTTGAGCCCTTCAATCTTGTGCGAGCTGACTGGCCTTGCGAAGTTCGCGTCATATGCAGGATTCGGCACTCGAGATCCGTTCGTGATTTCGCGCTGTATACCATTGCCGCGTTTTTGTCCTGAGTAATTACCCCACGAACCTGAATAACTGTCCCCCAGATTCAACCACAACGAGCCATCATCAACGAGCACGCGCCGCACTTCCCTAAACACTTCAACCAACCTTGCGACGTATTCATCCGGCGTCTTTTCCTGCCCGATCTGCCCATCTACGCCATAGTCACGCAAGCCGTAGTAAGGCGGGGACGTGATGCACGTGTTCACGCTTGCAGTCGGAACCTCGCGCAAGCAATCAAGCGCATCGCCGACAAGCAGGTGTAATGGCGGTGACTCTATCAGCATCTACACCACCGTGATTTCAACCACTCGTTTGGAAAGCATCAGATCCGTGAAGCCGTGAACCATTGCGTCAAGCCTGTTGGGTGACTCACCGCCTGGCTCCCACGAGCACAGCTCATCTTCGAGTTCAGGAAACGAGCCAACGTGATGAATGCGCCGCTGCTCGTAAAGCGCGCTCACCGGCTCAGCGCGCGTGAATTTACCACGGCTTGCATGCACACCGCGATAGCTTACGCTTGCATCAATCGACGCGATTGTCTGGCGCACCATCTCGCCGCCCTGATTCGTTTCAGCAACAAGGCGATCAGCGCTGTACTTGTGATAAGCACTGACCGCCTGCATTGCCCAGGCGTGGGGCGAACCCTGCATGCTCAAATCGTCAAGCAAATAACCATGACCGTCAGCGCCGAGCCCTTGCACTGTGATACCACATGCATTCCCCGTCGTTGTTGCTGACGGATCGACACTGACGATCACGCGTACCAGTTCCGGATACTTCACCACTCGCGTTGATTCAATCCATTCGCGCTTCCAGAGCGCGCCTTCAACATCCTCGATCAGTTCGCCGCCCAGCTCCTGCCGGCCTCGTCGCGTGCCGCCATAGAGCCTGTAGAGTTCGCTTCTCACATCCGGATGCAGGTGCGGATTGTCATCCGTCGTTGCGCGCGTCACGACAGTGTTCGGATCGGTGAGCAATTCCTTCAGACGCTTACGCGGTGCCGGCGTTGTTGAGATCACGCAGTGCGGACGTGCGCCTAATCGCAAACCGAGCCGCATATTGTGCCAGCACTCATCGAGCCATCGCGCTGCAGCGAGTTCTTCGAACCACGCGAGATGATGCTGCGGCCCTCGCAAGCGTTCGACATCAGCCGGCGTGTGCGCGCCGAATAACATTGCTCGCGAACCATTCGGCCATGTCAGCTCACCCCAGCTTCGGTTGAAACGAATGGAGCGATTAAACGCGAGCAATCCTGTTTCGCCTTCAACGCACGTCTTGCGCGCATCGCCTAAAGTCGGGGCAACGATCGCAATGCGAACCTGGGCGTGATGTGTTGCGTAGTCGTTCACGTAATTCGCCGCGGCGAATGTCTTGCCACCACCACGACCACTCATCAAAACCCAATTAAGCCAGCGACCCTCAGGCGGGAGTTGATGCGGCAACAGGTTCACTTTCACCGAAGGCTGCTTCGTGTGCTTCGAGAATGCGAACTGCCTTGTCTGCCATAACTCCGTAGAGAATCGCCAATTCGTTTGCTGGTTGTTTTGAAACATAGACATCAGAGCGTGAAGCGCGCGCCATTGCAGCTAATGCTTTCAACGACTCCTGAAGAACATCGAAGATGAGTGCATCAAGTATCTCGCCTTTTTTCCTGCCAGCTTCTGCCACTTTCTCGGGCGAGAGCTGCGATTTCCAACTGGAGACAACCTGATGCGAGAGATTGTACTGCCGTGCAGTTTCAGTGACGCCCTGTCCAGCCATCAAAGCAGACATGACAGCGGCTTTGACTTCTGGCGGATGCCCATCTCTGCCTCGTCTGCCTTTCGCCATTAACGCCTCTCAAACCGCTCTTCCATCGCGATGCGATATGCATCAAACGCACGTCCTTCGACTGGACACAAGTTCGTTACGCCTTCCTCATCGAGATAGCGAGCAATGCACTGACCGGTTGAATCGTAGATCATCGTCATCGCCTGGATGATATCCGGTTCGCCAAAAATCACATAGGCGCGTGCGTTCGGATACGGACTCGCGCGTTCGAGATCACGCGCTTGTTGGCAAAGCGAAACGTACCTTCCGACTTCGAGCCACGGTTTGATTTCGAAGTATGCAATCCAGTCAGGAATAAAAAAATCCGGCAGGTATGGTTTGCCGGCAAGCACAAAACCTTCCGGTTCGTATTGCCAGTGTACTTGCAGGTTTTGAAAAAACACCGCCCAGCGCGCTTCGAGTCTTGACCTGAAATGCCGATTCAACCATCGCGTCTGAATGGCGGTGCCTCTCGGCGTTTCGATTGGTTCAGCAACAGGTTTGCGAACCGCTCGCGGATCTTCCACACAGCGCGAGTCTGCCGCGTGGCAGTTCCTGTTCCGTCCAGGCAGGTTCGGTTCGCAAAGTTTATTCATAGCGTTGGTGAGCGGCGGTTCCAAACTCGCAAAACTTCACTGCGTGAACGAAAGTCCTTTGTGCGCATACCGCAATCCAGATTCCTGCAATGAATGAAAAATGAATTTGGCGCACCTTCCTGCGCAATCTGGATTACGTGGGCTAGCTTTCCGCAATGTGCGCATCGTTTGATTTCCGGTTGCGTTGATTGCCTGTTCACAGCGCGAAAGTTTTGCCAGCCAGGTTAAATGCGAGCGCGAAAAGCGCGGCAGCCAGTACGAGCCGACCAATTTCTTTCAAGTACGTGTTGCCTGCGAAGACGTAGACAGCACCACCAACGAGTGCCATCAGGATCGGAAAGATTGCAGTGATCATTGCGTCTCCTTTCGGCGATCTACAAACGCGCTAGCAGAAGCAAACATTTCGATTCTCCTTCCAGTTTTCGTTTGAGGATTGCAAGCAACTCACGTGCGCGCAAAACATCGCACGTATGAGTCGCGTGCACAAGGATTCCATCGATGAGTTCGATGAGTTCCGCGATAGTCAGTTTGCTTTCGTCCATCGTCCGTACACGTCGCGCAGCCAGTGCGGTTCACGAAAAGGAAATTCAGAACGCATCGAAAGTGGTGCGCAGCTACAAGCGCAGGCACGAGCATGTGAGTTGAGTGCGCCCGATTCGCCTGGAATTAACAGCGTCTGCCATCCGGTATTCTCGCAGTAGCGGCATGCGCCTTCAGGAATCGGCTTTGACGGCCGAAAGCTGTGAGTGTTCGCTTCGCGCATTCGTTGCCACACCTGAAAGAGTTCGCCTGGCTGCATTGCTGCCCTGACTGTGCGTTCTCTGAGAGCGCGAAAGTACGCCGGCTCGAGGTCAGCTTCAGGAATCGACCCGCAGACTGCGGCCCACTCCTGAACTTCGCCCTGAAGTTCGCCCTCGTTCAGCTCACGAGCCCCCGCCCTTCGCCGCGTTGAGGTCACGATTTGCGATAATGCGTTCAACCACGCGATTGATCTTGTTTTCGTCACTGGTATTCCCTAAAAGTAACTCTTCTTTTTGTATTGAAGATGAAGATGAAGATGAAGAAGGAGCGTTACAATCGCGTAACATCTCCTCTTTTCGGTGTTCTTCGCGATGCCTTCTCACTCGTAACTTACTGCCTTGTCGTAACTTATGCTCGCGCTGCATTCGGCGGTTGGTCACCGTTACATTCTTGCGACCAAACGTTACATGTGCAGAAAGTGACCTCTTAAGTTCCTTCAAAGTTTTTAAAACTTCGTCCTCTGAACAGCGGCATATTTGAGCCAGTTCGCGCAGTGTTCCGGTAAGTGTTCCGGTGCGTCCGTTGTCGTGCATGGCGAAGAGCATTTCTATCCAGGCTCCGCGAGTGGCAAGCGAACATTTCGCTAATGCCGTGTCCTTCTTCCAGTCACCCGTATACAGCAAAATTGCCGGTTGTTTTTCAGCCACTGAATCTTCATCAAGGTGCGGTGGGGGATGACGTATTACTCCCAGGAGCGGAGAGCTAAGC